AGTTTCTGAGAAAAAGCCTTTTAGATCGCCTAACATCTTCGCAAAATCAGGTTCATCAACCTTATCTTCTGATACTTCGGCTGCTTTTTCCAGAGTCTCGGCAGGAACGTCTTCTGCTACTGCTTCTGCAGGAGCTTCAGCTGGAGCTGCATCATCTGCAACTACTGCTGTATCTTCAACGGCTGTTTCTTCTGCTACTGCTTCGGCTGGTGCTTCTGCTGCAACATCTTCGACAACTACGTTTTCTGTATTATCTGACATTTCATTACCTCCTTCTGCGTTTGCCTGTTTTGCAATTGTTTGTGTTTCAGGCAACGTAAATCTTGAATGCTTATATGCATCAAGAATCTTATCTATCTCTTTTGCTTTGTTAACGTCTGAGCTTTCAACCCATCCTATTAATTCCGCTGGCTTTCCAGATACTGGAGAGTCGTATGTTTTATCTGTTGAGATAAAAACAGAATCACTGTCTGCACAGTAAAATATGTTTTCGGTTACTACACCGACTGCAATTCCCTTTGCAATGTATTGTCCATTTACCTTCTGAATAGAAAGAATGTTACAAAGTTCATTTGCTGGTGAATCAACAATAGAAAGTTCAATTAGTTCATAGTTTTTAATAAATCTTACGGTCTTACCGTTCGCCTTGTTAACTTCATTGTCTGACTCAAGAATCTTTCCGCCGATTGAAAATCCAGATAGTGTTCCGTCTAGAACTTTCTCCCAGGTATCTTGTGCGCCCTTTGAGATGTAAGCATCTACGTATACTCCGTTGAAGAACTCTTTTGACTTTGGGTCGTAGAAAGTTTCTGGCTTAAAAGAAACCATCTTGCCTACCGCATTTGATCCATGCATCTCACGAATGTTTCCACGGAAATTTTCGAATGCCTTGAGACTTGATTCTGATGTTACAACATCGCCAGTCTGATCAACATTGTCTAGGGTTGCAAATCCAGAGACAGTTCTCTTTTCACGGTTAACTTTAGTAAAAGGTACCGACAGATTAATAACGTTGCCGTTACTGGTCCATAAAGACTTTTCAATGTTCATATGCTTAATTTTATAGGGTTATAGACTATAAAGCAAATAACAGTTGAGTGGACTTAGTCAACCTGTCTTCCGTCGCCTTTAGCATTTCTGCCTTCTCCATCAATATCTGGAGCGGCTGCCTGACGGTCTTGGGATCTCTGTCTTGTATTTCCTGCTTGGGCTCTTTGCTCTGCGGCGTCTTGGCCTTTTAAATCGACCATATCGTCTCCGCCATCTAGTGGGATCATGCCCTTTCTAATTCTAACTTCATTAGGGGTAATTACCTGCATACGCAAATATCTTTCATCAATTTTAGACTGGGTGTCTTCATCGGTTAAAGTTAATTCATTAAACTTTAAAGTCAGGGCATCTGTCTTTTCATCAAATATTGCATTTATTTTTTTCTCAAGTGTCATTTGGGCTGGTCGGCAAACCTGCTCTTTAAATGTTTTATCAGCATCTCTTGCGACTGCCAAATTTACACCCTCTGGAGTTCCAATTTTATTAATTGGTACACGGTGGGCCAATAGGATTTCGTCTCTATTTGATTTACGATATTTCTCAAATGAGCCTTCCTGATTGCCCGCCTCAATTGGCTCCATTTTAAATTCAACCTTTGAGTCTGGGCTGTCTGCTGGAAGTGGGACATATAGGGATCTGTGATTCTTTCCCTTTAATCCAACTTGGAAAAACTCAAGCAATTTACGCTCTGACTCTGGAGAAAGCTTTGCCCCCTTTACTGTAATAATATATCTTGGGACCGCTTTGTTTTCAAAGTAGTCTAGGTTATATCGACCAGATAATTCATTACCTGCAAGTGCTACCTGTGCAGCAATAATATCTGGGATACCATAATAGTTGTTCATCGGTGTATACTTCTTAAAATGAATAATCTCATTTGGGCGATCTTCTTGCCCAGCAATTGGATTCTCTGTTTCGGTGTCTCCAAAGTTATTAAAGAATACAGCCTTGCCGTATAGCAATTGAATAAAACCATCTCTTAGTCTACGGACACGCATTGTCTTTGCTGGAATATGTCCAATATATCCAATGTTTCCGCCTGTTGTTCTACCTACTTCAAGATAACCATTTCCTGTCGCTTCATAGTCTGTGTAGACCTTAATTAAAGTTTGTGTAAATGTGTCTTCAGCATTCGTTGTGTCTAGCCAAGCATGCATGTCCTGGCGTAGTTTGTTTAACTTTCTACGGGCTCTTTCTAATTGCTTATCATCTGTAATAGAATCAAAGGCATCGTTTGTTTTCTTTGTCTCAACAAAGTCATATCCTAGGCCAACAATATTGGCGACCTTGGCATTAATTGCTGCATAGTTATATGTTGAAATCTCATATACCTTTGAAAGATATTCTTGGTTATATGGGGGCTCAATTAGATCAAACATTGCATAGCCAGTTATGGCCTGTGCAAGCAAGTTCTGCTGTGATCCAGTATTCTCAATACCAGTAAATGACTTTGAGAACTCTCTATTAATTCTGCGTTTAAATGATGAGCCAAGACCTCTGAGTTTCTTTATCTCTTCAAGGTTTACCGCAAATGGATCATTGTTCTTTTCATCTTTTTTAAAAGAGAACCAATCGGCTGTGTTTGATATATCAATAAGGTTTTCGGAGCTATCCTCACCTAGGAATTCTACTGTCATCTTAAACCACCTAACTTCTTCATTTCGTCTTTATAGTTACCAATATCATATGGATCAGGAACTAGTCCCCAGTTGAGTCTTTGCTTTTGGTGCTCGAATTCTTCATCATCAATTTTCCTTCTAGCTGAAAGAAATTTAGGCCCGCCTTCGTATATGCCGAACGAGCGAACTTCTCTAGCCAAAGCATCGATGTTGGATCTATTGCCTTTTTTGGACGTGACTGAAAGAAAGTTCCCATCGTCATCCCCAATCCATTTACCGTTTGGCATCTCCCAGACATATATGCCCAGGATCGACTCTTCTTCGTTAATGTTATATTTAGCTTTACTCATATCCATAGACATAAATCATACCATTATTTCGTGCTAAAGTCTAGAGTTTGTCCATCTCTTGGACAAAATTATAGGCTAACTGACTCTGGTTCTACCACAGTTAGAAAGAAAGGAGTAGAATCGTCACCAGAGGATGACTCTATTAGTGAGAATGAAGTATCGTTGATCTGATTTACCGTATTGCCCGTATACAGTAGGTAATGATTTAATATTCTATTGACAGACAAAGTGGTCTCATATACGGCTACGTTATTATACATATGCCCTATGCCCGATTTGGTGTCATTTTGATTCTGATTAAATTTGATGCTTGTATCAGATGATGTTAGATTAATCACAATATGATGTGGTGTATCTACTACTAGGAAGTTCCAGACATTTGTTTCCGCCGTCCTATCTATGCCGTTCACATAAATTGAGGATATGCCTGTCTTTGTTACCGCCCCCGCAGCATTCCATTCGTACTTTTTAGTAGCCCCTGAGAACAGCACATTCTCATTGTACTGTGGGGTATATATCATTTCTATACAAGAAACGGCTGGAATAGAATTCAATGAGAACCCATGCCCGTTATACATAGTCAATCCATTATTCTTATTATAGGATAATGTCTTGCTATTATTCTTTGGAAGGGAATAGTCATAAGCGGAAGATACATAGTATCCTGAATTATCGCTATAGAAGTTCTTGCCAGTATAGAAAGCTATTTCTAGGGATCTGAGTATTGGAAGATATTTGGTTGTATCTGCAGAGGATAATGTTATCCTTAAATAAACAATCTGTGAGAATTGATTATCATTCTTATTGATATATGGAAGAGGACTTCCATTCTTACAGGTCCGCCAAGTAATATTATCAATGCTTGCCTCTACAAGAATTCCAGATACATCATTGCTCCAATGGATCTGTGAGGTATCTATATTTAAATAGTTAGGAACAATAAAGTAATCGGTAAATGTAAATGATGCAGTTGCTGCAGTAGTTGTCTCTGGTATATAGATGTAAGAATTATCATCAGATATTGAGATCCCGCCCGTCGCTACTTCAGACCATGTCTTAGATGTTGGGTATGAGTAAATAAACTTAGGCCTCATAGATTCTGTATTCATGCTGAATAGGTAGCCGTTATCTGCTGCTACAATTTGAGAGATATTTACTTCTTGAGTTCCCTCATTGTAATGGCTTAATACCTGAGTGCCAGAGAGGGCGTATCTATAGAATCCTACACAGTCTACTACAAATCTGCCAGTAGAAGGTCCTGATTGAAAAGTTGCTGTCTCATTGGAAAACTTGTATGAGTCTATTTGCAATGCATCAGCAATAAACCCGTTTATGTATAGGGATAATATATTACTCTGGAATATACCCACAACATATACTACTTCAGAATTTGATACTGTAGCCTGAACTTGGTTGGCTCCAACCCTAAATATGATATTGCCGTTCTGATAAAATATACCAGTATTTGTTGCAGTGTCTCCAACTATTGTTGTGCTTACGTTATATCCTGGAAGTGCACACCAAGCCTCTATAGAGAAAGAGTTATCTTTGTAGTACTTTGTAGCAATTCCTTTTGGGTTATATGTAATAATAGTGGAGCTTAAAACTTCAGTTCCTCTTACGGAGCCTGTTACTAAAGGCATTATTTGTTTTGATGAAGCGGAAGAAGCAGTACCATTATTTAAACTACCTGAGTAGTCGTAGATCTGCATTCCACTTATTTCTCCATATGTCAGACCACTGTCTTTTAAAGCTTGGTATGTTGCATACTGAGCTAGCAGCTGAGTAAATGTATTAGTGGTGCCCGATTGAACTTCATCTAATAAGTAGAATGAGTTTGGGAAGTCATTTAAGATTCTATTCTTATATGACATAGTTACGCCTGATTAGTTTGCTCTAGGAGTGCTACTCTTGCAGATAGCTCTTGTACGGCTTTAATTAATGGAGCTATGAATTCACCATATCTTAATCCTTGTCCTGAGTCAGGATCCGATGGGTCATATAATATCCATCCTGCAAAATCTTTTTGTGTATGAAGGTCTACGGCCTGCTTTACTTCTTGTGAAACAAGTCCGTAGTGATATCTTACTCCTGGCTCTGCTTCGTAAGTAGGCTTTCCATTTTCGTCTAGAACATGATCTCCATTTGCGTCTAGAACTTCTTTATTCTGCCCCACTATAAATCTATATGAAACTGGATTTAAATCATTAATAAATGCTAGACCTAAATCAGAAGGTAGTATGTCTTTCTTTTCTCTTTGATCAGATGTGTTAATTGTAGACACACGGTTATAAATATTATTCCATTTGTAAGTAGATGATCCTAGGTTGTAAGAAACATCTGAAAACGGAAACCATGATGTAGTTCCAGATGATGACGCTGGACCTAATGATGTAAACCCAGTAAAGGTAGGTGAATTAAATGTTTGAGAGTCTAGGCTAGGAGTGGTTCCATTAGTTCCGTTAGTTCCTGCTGGCCCTTGTGGGCCTGTTGCGCCTGTTGCGCCTGTAGGGCCTGTTGGGCCTGCTACGGTGCTTGCTGCACCAGTTGCCCCCGTTGGGCCTTGCGGGCCTTGTGGGCCTTGTGGGCCTTGTGGGCCTTGTGGGCCCGCTACTGTGCTTGCTGCACCTGTTGCTCCCGTTGCGCCAGTTAGTCCTTGAGTGCCCTGTGGACCTTGTGGCCCTGTTGCACCAGTTGCCCCAGTT